GAACCGAGAACTGCAGGCCAAGCTGCAGACCGTCGCGCCCCAGCAGCAATTGACGCTGGGACCGAAGCCGACGCTGGAGAGCGTGGACTACGACAGCGCCAAGTTCGAGCAGGAACTCGAAGCTTGGTACACCCGCAAGCGAGAAGTCGATTCTGTACGCGAACGCGCCAAGCGTGCGGAAGAAGAGCAGACTCAAGCCTGGCAGTCCAAGCTGGAGCAGTACGGCAGGGCCAAGCAGGAACTGCGCGTCAAGGACTACGACGAAGCCGAGGCTCTGGTGCAGGAAACCATGAGCACCGTGCAGCAGGGCGTGATTCTGCAGGGCGCCGAAAACCCGGCGCTGCTGGTCTATGCGCTCGGCCGCAATCCGAAACGCGCCAAGGAACTCGCGGCCATCACCGACCCGGTGAAATTCGCCGTCGCCATCGGCAAACTGGAGAAGGACATGAAGGTTACCCCGCGCAAGGCGCCGCCGCCCGAATCCACTGTTCGCAGCGGTACGCCGGCCAGCGCCAACGATTCGACGCTGAATCGCCTACGTGCAGAAGCCGAGCGTACGGGTGATATGACCAAGGTCATCGCATACCGTCGCCAGATGCGCGAAAAGGAATCCGCGAGGCGCTAGACTTACCCAAGAGATGGTGTATAGTCCACACCATCTCGGGTTTCGCCAGCCCCAAAATCGGCAGCGCAGAACAGAGCGTCCGCCCGGCTCCAACGGGGTGAGTAGCAGTCGCGGGTTACACCGCAATCGTCACTCATTTGCATCAGGAGCCTATCATGGCGAATTCGTTTTCCAAGGAAGAGCGCGTTGCGTTCGAGGACATCCTCGAGAGCTTCAACGACGCGCTCGTGCTGTCGCGCCACGTCTCGATGTACCGCACCGAAGGTACGATGATGGAGCGCACGAACAACATCATCTGGCGCCCGCAGCCCTACATCGCCCAATCCTTCTCGGGCATGGATCAGACGCTGAACTTCCAGCAGATGACCCAACTGTCCGTGCCGGCGACGTTGGGCTTCCAGCGCTCGGTCCCGTGGATCATGGACGCGCTCGAACTGCGCGACGCGCTGCAGGAAGGCCGTCTCGGCGACGCCGCGAAGCAGAAGCTCGCCAGCGACATCAACCTTGCCATCATGTCCGTGGCCGCGAACCAGGGTTCGCTGGTCGTCACCGTTACCGGCGCTGCCGGCGACTACGACGATGTGGCCCTGTGCGACACGATCATGAACGAGCAGGGCGTGCAGGCGTTCGACCGCTACCTGGCGCTGTCCAGCCGTGACTACAACGGCATGGCCGGCAACCTGGCGGTCGCCACGCGCTCGTTCGGCAACCGCATGAGCGACGAGGCGTATCGTCGCGGCTTCGTGGGCACCGTGGCCGGCTTCGACACGTACAAGTTCGACTACGCCAACCGCATCCGTGCGGCCAGCGGGTCGGACCCGACGATGTCTACGCTGGCGGCTGCCGGCAACTACTGGGTGCCCCAGGCCACCTCGGTGGCCGCCACGGGCGAGACGGCCAACGTCGACAACCGCTTCCAGACGATCACGGTCTCCTCGACCACCGATCTGCGGGCCGGCGACGCCATCACCATCGGCGGCGTCAACGCGGTGCATCACATCACCAAGGGCGACACCGGCAACCTCAAGACTTTCCGGGTCGTACAGGTGCTGACGTCCACGACGTGCGTGATCACCCCGCCGATCATCAGCAACCAGGGCGGCACCGACGCCGAGGCGCAGTATCAGAACGTCGTGGTCACGCCGAACGCGACGGCCACCGTGGACCGACTGAACATCGCCGCGGCGCCGATCAACTGCTTCTGGCAGAAGGACGCGCTGGAAATCCTGCCGGGCCGCTATGCGGTGCCGATGGATGCTGGTGCGGCGGTGATGCGGGCCTCGACGGACCAGGGCATCGAACTGGTGATGCAGAAGCAGTACGACGTCAACACCATGAAGACGAAGTACCGCCTCGACACCCTGTACGGCGTTGTGAACAAGCAGCCCGAGATGTCGGGCATCCTGCTGTTCGGCCAGACCTGATGAACAGGGGGCTTCGGCCCCCTTCGTCAACTCATCTTCCAGGAGCACATCACCATGACCTACTCTGTCGTCGCGTCCCAAGGGACCGCAACCGTCACCCTCACCGCCAACCAGAAAATTGTCGTTCGCACGCAAGGCGAGGCGCAGGTTCTGCAGGTCGTCGGGTTCCCCAACTACCCTGAGCAGCAAGACCTGCTGCAGACTGTCACCAACACGACCTACACCTCGTCGGCGTTTGCCAGCGGCGCGACGCTCGTCATCAATGCCGGCGCCTTCCCGGTGCAGTACGAGGTTGGCACTGATCCCGTCATCAGCGACAATGGCAACTGGCAGCCGCAGGGTGCGCCGACCAACATCGCTGACGGCGGCTCGATGGCCGCGACGGCTGCTGCCCTGCTCTCGGGCATCGTGACCGCCACGCCCACCACCGGCCGAAGCATCCAACTCCCGCTGGCCACCGACCTCAACGCCGCCACCAACATCGCTGTCGGCGAGTCGTTCGACTGGTCGCTGATCACGCTGGCCGCGTTCGCGCTGACCATCACGGTCAACACGGGCATGACCATCGTGGGTTCAGCCGCTACCGCCGGCACCTCGGGCGCTGCGGCTCGGTTCCGCACGCGCAAGGACTCGGCCACGACGTACATCACGTACCGGATCTCCTGATCCCGGGCCGCGGGCGGTTTGGGTTGGGGGTTCCCGGCCGCCGCCCGCGTTTTCACATCTGGAGGCACCATGCCGCTGAAGAAGGGCTACTCGCAGAAGTCAATCTCGTCCAACGTCTCCAAGGAGATGAAGGCCGGCAAGCCGCAGAAGCAGGCCGTGGCGATTGCCTTGAACACCGCGCGCACTGCGGCAATGAAGGCCGGCAAGCCGAGCAAAGGCCCCGGCCCTGCGCCCATGAAGCGAGGCATGAAGTGAAGGCGTCGAAGCCTGGCCTGTACGCCAATATCAACGCCAAGCGCGAGCGCATCGCTGCCGGCAGCGGCGAGAAGATGCGCAAGCCTGGCGCCAAGGGTGCGCCCACGGCCGCGGCGTTTCGTGCGTCGGCCAAGACCGCCAAGAAGCCCAAGTGATGGAATTCCCGCGCTTCGTCTATCTGTCCCCTGGTACGCAGCGACACAGTAGCGGCGGCACGTACCGCTTTGTTGCTGTGGGCGACCAAGCAGAACACGACGCCTATCTCGCCCAGGGATGGGCCGTGACTGTGCGCGACGCCATCGCGCAGGCCGGCGAAGCGGCGTTTCTGTCCGGGCTGAACGACCGCCAGGCCAAGAAGATCCGAAAGCTCAAGCCATGGCTGAAACTGCAGGCCCAGGAAGCCGCCCAGAAGGCCGCAGGATCGCTCGCAGGCGCATCGGAGATACCCGAGGTGCCCGAGGACGACAACGCGCCTCCTACGCGGGCTGAACTGCAGGCCAAGGCCACCGAGTTGGGCATCAAGTTCGACGGGCGCACCAGCGACAAGACGCTGCTGGCCAAGATTGACGCTGCCATGAAAGGGCCTGTCTGATGGGCTACAGCAAGCGCCAGTTCGTTGAAGCCGCCTTCGAGGAAGTCGGCCTCGCGGCATATGCCTTCGACATCCAACCCCAGCAGCTGGAGTCAGCCCTGCGCCGCCTCGACGCCATGATGGCCGAGTGGAACGCCAAGGGCATCCGCCTGGCTTATCCGCTGCCGTCCAGCCCGCAGTTCAGCGACATCAACGCCGAATCCGAGGTGCCCGACAGCGCCAACGAAGCCATCATCACCAACCTCGGCATCCGTCTGGCTGCTGGCTACGGGAAAACCCTGATGCCGCAGACCATGATGGCCGCCAAGCAGGCGTACAACACGCTGCTGTCTCGCGCCGCCATGCCGGTGGAGCAACAGTTCCCGGGTACGCTACCCGCGGGCGCGGGCAACAAGCCCTGGCGCATCTACGACGATCCCTTCTTGCCGGCCCCGGTGGACCCGATCACGGTCGGCACGGACGGCCCGCTCGCATTCAACTGAGGCCGCACCATGCCGCAGATTTACCAACTCTCGCTGTTGTCGCAGGTCAGTGCTGGCGACCAGATCCCCGTTTACTCGCCGCAAAACGGCGACTCTCGGCGCCTGCCGATGTCGGCTCTGCTGTCGTACTTCCAGCAGCAGTTCGCCGCGCCCACGCTGGCCACGATCATCTACGTGCCGACGACGGGTTTTTCCATCGCCGCGCCCACCCCGGTTGCGCAGCAGCAGTGGATCCTGCTTCAGCCTGCCGGCACGCTGGCCTCGGGCACCGTGGTGCTGCCGCTGAACACCGCCACACCCGATGGCACCGAGGTGCTGATCACCACCACCCAGCAGATCACGGCGTTCACGCTGGGGCTGAATGGCGCCGCCGCAGCATTCGGCGACCCGACCACGCTGGCTGCAGAAGATTTCTTCCGCATGCGCTTCGTGCAGGCCACGAATAGCTGGTATCGCATCGCCTGAGGACACACACCATGACCACCACCACCGACGCATTCCAGCCCTCATACGGCAGTGGCACCACCGTCGCACCCAGCGGCACCTCGGCATCCAGCACGCTTGGTCTGGGCTCGACAAGCATCGTCGTGACCAACCTGTCGTCCAGCGTGATCTCTTACGTTCGCATCGGCGCCGGCACGCAGACCGCCACGACGGCAGATTACCCGGTGCTGCCGAACACGCAAGTGACGCTTTCGAAGGCCGGAACTGACACTACCGTGGCCTACATCACTGGCGGGTCTGCAGGCTCTCTGCACATCATTCCGGGCCGAGGGCTCTGATGCTGCCGCTGACGCGAAATCGCAGCAGGTCAAGGTTTTTCTCGGCTGGTGCGTCAACGCCGCCCAGCGATCCAAACTGGGCCGATGTTGCTCTGCTGCTGAACACCACCAGCACCAACGGCGCTCAGAACAACACGTTCCTCGACAGCAGCACCAACGCCTTCACCGTCACCCGCAACGGGGACACCACGCAAGGGTCTTTCACGCCGTTTGCCGTACCCTCTGGGCAGTCCTACAGCGCCGCAACGTATGGAGGCAGTGGGTATTTTGGAGGTGTAGTTGCTGATTATTTATCGCCCCCCGCATCTTCTGCATTTTCTTTAACTGCAGATTTTACTGTTGAGGCGTGGATACTAGTGCTGGCAGGTATCGCGCAAACACCTTACTCGTCTCCAATTAACGGCCCCACAGGTGCAGTACTCGTATATACAAACTTTGCTGGAAATAATTATTTTGGGTTTTTTGGCGCAGTGCCGTCATTAAATATAAGCACAGGGGTCGTTGCCAACGACGGAGCATGGCATCATATTGCAGTTGTCCGTAGCGGCACGACCATTACAATGTATGTAGATGGCGTAAACAAGGGAGCGGCCACAACGTCTGCAACAATAGATTTCGGTAGCGCGACGCCCGGGCGCATCGGCGCAAACCCGAACGGTGCTGGAGATAATCCTTTTAGAGGCTACATTTCTAACCTTCGCATTGTCAAGGGAGCCGCGGTCTACACGGGCAATTTCACTCCGCCAACTACGCCGCTCACCGCCATCACCAATACCAGTCTGCTGCTGAACTTCACCAACGCAGGCATCTACGACGCCGCGACGATCAGCAACGCGCAAACCGTGGGCAATGCTCAGGTCAGCACAACGCAGACGAAGTTTGGCACGACGAGCATGGCGTTTGATGGGACTGGTGACTGGTTGACAATCATCGACAAGACTGATTTGCGGTTTGGCACTGCTACGTTTACGATTGAGTTCTGGCTGTATCTCGGCGCGACTGGGGCGGCGCGTGGTTTGGTTGCCAAAGGCACCAGCACGACTGGCTGGATGGTATCTACGAATGCCAGCAACAGGGTGGTTTTCACCTACGGCACCAGCACGATCACATCATCTGGTGCGTTGTCTGGGTCGCAGTGGTATTTCATCACCGTGGTGCGCGAAGGCACGGGAAGCAACCAGACAAAGATTTACATCGACGGCGTGAACGACGGCACCGGCACAGTCAGCACTGACTTCAACCAGACCAGTATTGCTTACGTCGGGGCCAACCGCACTGGCGGCGATGCGCTGAACGGATACATTGACGAACTGCGCATCACAAATGGCGTTGCCCGGTACACCGGCAACTTTACCCCGCCCACTGCAGCCTTCCCGACGCTATGACGCTGTACAGCAAAAACGGCTCGATCCCCAAGGATCACACGGACGGCACTGACGGCTGGGTCAAGGTGCCTGAGCCTCCGCTGCCTGGGCCTGGGGAAGAAATCGTTTGGTGGTGCCCGCCTGGCTGGGTTGTGCGGCCCGTAGAGCCCGCGCCGGTTGAGGGCCATGTGTGGAAGTGGAGCCAGAGCGAGGCGCAGTGGGTGGACTACCCCGTCCACACCGACCCGTTATCGCCAGCACCAGCGTCGATGCCTAGCGGAAACGTGTCAATCTGAGGTGCAGCCAGTGGCAAAATCACCCGTTTGGACCCGGAAAGAAGGCCAGAACCCTGCCGGCGGCCTCAACGCCAAGGGCCGCGCATCGGCCAAGGCGCAGGGCATGAACCTCAAGCCGCCTGCGCCGAACCCGAAGACCGAGAAGGACGCCGCTCGGCGCAAGTCGTTCTGTGCCCGCATGGAAGGCATGAAGAAGAAGCTCACCAGCGAGAAGACCGCCAAAGACCCGAACTCGCGGATCAACAAGTCGCTTCGGGCCTGGAACTGCTGATCAAGGAATACCGAAATGCCTGCAACCTCGATCCAATCGCCGTTCCCGATTTTCACGGATATTGATGGTCAGCCTCTTGAACAGGGCCAGGTGTGGCTTGGCACTGCGGGCAATAACCCGATCTCGTCGCCCATCACGGCCTATTGGGATGCGGCTCTGACCCAGGTTGTCACGCAGCCGGTGACCACACGCGGCGGCTACCCCATGAACGGCTCTGCCGTGGGGCGTCTGTATGTGAACTCTGACTTCAGTATCCTGGTGCGCAATCGCAGTGGGTATGACGTTTTGTCGGCGTTGAGTGCAACCGAGCGGTATGACAGCAGCCTGGTTACGTTTGTGCAGGCTGGTGCTGGGGCTGTGGTGCGCACGGCGCAGGCGAAGATGCGCGACA